ACCAAAACTAAACTTGTTATCTAAGCTCATCATTGAAGTTACCGTGTTTTAGTATTTAATAATTTTGACTAGCACAAACAGTTATATAATGGAATTAACATTAATTGATAATGCCAGTGGGACTCTACACTAGGAAAGGTAAAAATGGAAGAACGATGTATTTTAGGAATGGTAAGCTCATCAGCAAGGCGTCCTATAGTGCCTCACGCAATCGTAAACGTTCAACCAGGAAAGGCCAGGTTCGTAAGACCGCGAGAAGAGCCTATACACCAACCAGGAAGAGATCGACTGGCAATCCAAGGAGAAAATATATGAAAGCAATTCCACACCCAAGTGTAACGGGCATGGCTTCAGGCCTTGCCATAGCCGCATACCTTAATGCTGGTAAATCAGTAACAGGATCCTTTGGGCGAACCTCAGTCACTGAGGGAGTTATCAAAGATGTAACAGACGGTCAATTAGGAACCGCATTCAATACCCTAGCAGGTAACGCGATTGATATGATCGGTACCGACACAGGGAGAAAGACGTTAGTGACTGCTTCAGGCATAGCAATCTTAGGAGCCTTTGCCAGGAAACAGTTTCCATCACTAAAACTCGGAGGAAGTAAACTTTACTTCAGAATATAAGATGTCAGTAACCACGATCACCAGGACTTATGACAGCACACCGACAGATAAAACCTATTTTTCTCTGACGGACAATATGAGCTCGAGCTCATTAGGAAATATCCAAACACCCCAGGGCTCACAGAGGATCAGCAGAATCGATGTTAGTGTCGATGCCGCAGATACCAAAGGCTTTGTCCTGGCATGTCGTTTACTTGGATCTAATATGAGTGAGCAAAACCTCACCTTAGCTGGATCCTGTGGAGATGTTGCGGATGCTGGCGGAACAACTCAGTTCAATATGATCCCTACCAACTTCAGCGTTGCTGGCGTGAATAACATTGATCTACAGGTTGCGTTTCAGTTTTCGTCTGGAACACCAACGGCATCAAGCCTTAGTGTGACTTTGTACTTTGAATGATCCGTTGAATGGCTAAAAAGAATATAGCAACCTTTCTCGGTCCTCAATTAGGACTTTCCGTTGCAGGTGAGTATGCCTATGCATATTCTGGGGTTGTAAGTGTTGGGAACTCAGAAACGGATATGCTTAATTTTCAATCAGAAAATAATTATATGGTTTGTAGCTGGTTTGCTAACTTTAACCAATTAACAAGCGATCCCATCGCAACTGAAGATTTTAGGTTTGTTCTTTATTTGAATGGCCTTCAGATTGCCATGATGGAAACCGCAGATTCACAGTCAGCATCCAGAGCAACAGTACAAGATATAATAATCCCACCAAATACAAATGTTAAGGTCACGGCTCGAAATTATACGGGAAGTGTCACTGAACCCTGCGGTGTTGTGATAACTGGCCGTGTCTATGCATGACCCTAGGCCCTTCTAAATCAGTCTCCAGGGCAAAGGACGGTAAGATCTACGGGTGGAGTGGAAGTTATGCCCTTACTTCTTCTGCTGTCACCCTACTGGATTATACGAACCCGTCAGCATTTTACTTAACCAGGGTAACTTTAGGAATTGACTGGAGTTCTATATCTGCTGGAGAGATTCTAAGTTACACGATCAACGTAGACGGACAGGCCTTATTTGTTGAAAAGTTGGTAGTCCTGATTAATAATATTGGGATTCAGCCCAAAATGTTTGAATTTATTATACCACCAAACAGTACGGTTAAGATCCAAGCGACTGAGAGCGCTAACAATGGGGCTATTTCGTGTATCTTAACGGGGTATCGAGTCTAATATGGCAAAGAAAAAGACTAAGGATCAGTTTTCAGAGTTAATGGATAACATCGATTTTACTAGATGGCTCCAAGCTTTGATCCCAGTAATGCAACCGATTATAGTTTTTGGTGCCTGGTTAGGTTTTTCGATGTTTGATAAAAAAGCAAGTGTTGTTTCAAAATTAATAGCAATTTGCGAACCAATACCTACAATAGATCTGAATGTACCGAGGCCTGTTGTCCTGGCTTCGCTTTACCATTCAACAGACGAAGCGATAAAGATGTTAAAAGATGTAATAGAATTTTTTGAAGATATAGACATCCCAACAGCTCAGGAAATAATAGACGAAATTACAGAACCATTAGATCCAATAATAGAACCCACAAAAGATTTTTTAGATGCTCTATCAGATTGCAGGGATAATGCAAAAAAGAATTTAGGTTTTACGTATCCTGTAGCAGGTCCGTTCTGGATTCTATCATGCATGCAACAAAAAGGATTCAAAATAACTATTGAATATATCAAGGATAAATTCTTCTAATGACTGACCAGTTATTTTTTTTAATCTGGATAGGTTCGTTCTTTCTATATTTTACAATTTATACAATATGGATCCCTTTGAAAACTCAAAAGAAAATAGAGTCCTGGTTAAAGAGTTCTGAATCTGACGAAACTTTGCTAATGTCCCTGGATGTGATCACTAAAAAAATCAGGGAACAGATGTTAATTGATTTTGAGGAATTTATGCTCCCTCAAGCGAGAGAGAGTTTGCAGAAGTTTTGGTCTGGAGCAATGGGCAATGCGGCTAAAGAACTGAAAGGTTCTGAAGAAGGTTCTAATTTGTCTCTGCTCCATAATATAACTCAGGATCTAAGCGGTCAACCCTGGTATGTTCAAGCCCTGGCATCTAAAATGTTGCCTATGATCACTGAAGCGGTCAAAACGCAACCAAAACCCACTAGTGACGCAATACTAGGCATGGGATTGCAGAAATAAAGCACCTACAACGCACAGTAGCGCCCTAAACTCCCTTTTAATACCCAACGCTACCCCACCTCATCCTCAACCCCTCCCTGTCCTTCTAAACAAAAGTGACTGTAATGCTATGTTTTCGTCCCTTTCTCCTAGTACGCGTCTAAAAGGTTTTGTTTAAAGATTCTTAATGATCTTTTGGCAATCGTAACAGATTGTCAAGTTCTCATTGAACCTATCAGTGCGCAAGTGATCTATATTACGTAAACAGATGTTACACCTTCGATTCATGGAAACAATACCTCTAACCAATATGCGCCCGTATCGAATCGAGTTAGTTGCCACTCTGATTTGTCGTAGTGCTGTTTCAGTTCCTTAGTGAACTTGTCACCAGGCACTTCGTTAAGTTGTTTCATTAACTGCTTACCGCTCTGGCACTTGGTTTGCCAGTTGCACTCTATGGTTTGCCCTTCGAGTTCTGCTTCTTTCTTATCCCTATCCACTACGTTATCAGGTAGAGGAGCAAGGGAATCGTAGGAAGGGTGAAAAGATAGAGAGATAGGAAAAGAAAGCTTCTCTCCATACTGTTCTGTTTCTACGATCTTACCTGGTCCCGTAAAACGGAACCTGGCTTCCATGCCAGGTGGCACTTCTCGCATAACGGGAATGCTACCAAAACTAAACTTGTTATCTAAGCTCATCATTGAAGTTACCGTGTTTTAGTATTTAATAATTTTGACTAGCACAAACAGTTATATAATGGAATTAACATTAATTGATAATGCCAGTGGGACTCTACACTAGGAAAGGTAAAA